GCCGGAAATCCAGCTTCAAGACGCCATGCGCCACGAGGGCCTGGACCCGCCCAAGACCATCCATCTGGATGGCAAGCTGCACCGCTTCAACACCGGAAAGCGGCAAGACCTCAGCGCATGGTACGTCGCTTTTGGTGATGGCATCCCAGCCGGGCGCTTTGGTGACTGGCGAACCGGCGTCGAGAAAACATGGCGGGCGACCATGGAGCGGAGCTTCACCGCCGCCGAAGAAATGGCATTCACCCGCCGCATGGCGGAGGCCAAGGCCACCCGAGACGCCGAGCTTGAGAGGACAAGGGAAACCGCGTCAACCGTGGTTGACAAGATATGGTCGGACGGCATGGCGGCTTCGCCCGATCATCCCTACCTCGCCCGGAAAGGAATCGGCGTTCACTGCGCCAGGGTGACGGGCGATGGGCGGTTGATGCTTCCGCTCTACAGCCAGGACGGCACCATATCTTCTCTGCAATACATTTCCGACGACGGCGAAAAAAAGTATCATCCCGGCGGCGCGACAGGCGGAAAGTTCTGGAGCATCGGCACCGACGACAGCACGATCTATATCGCCGAGGGCTTTGCGACCGCTGCGACGATCCACGAGGAAACCAGCAATCTCTGCATCGTCGCTTACAGCGCCAGCAATCTCGTGCCCGCCTTGGCCGCTATGCGAGAAATCCACGGCAAGACCAAGCCTATTGTCATCGTGGCGGACAATGACGCTTCCGGCGTCGGGCAGCGATATGCCGAACAAGCCGCAGCCAAGTACGGCGCTCGGATCGTGGTTCCGCCCATTGAAGGCGACGTCAACGATTTCCGCCAGGCTGGCAAAGACCTCAAGGGGCTTTTGCAGCCCATTCACGATGATTGGCTTATCCCGGCCGACGAGTTCTGCTCCAAGCCGCAGCCCATCCGCTGGCTGGTCAAGAAATGGATACAGCAGGACGCCATGATCATGGTGCACGGCCCTTCCGGCGGAGGGAAAACCTTCGTCGTGATGGACTGGTGTCTTCATATGGCATCAAATGCCCAGCAATGGGCCGGAAACAGGGTCAAGAGCGGCAGAGTGGTCTATTTGGCAGGGGAAGGCCACCACGGCCTCAAGAGCCGCACAGCAGCCTGGAAACAGCATCACGACGTCAAGAAACTGGATATGTATATCAGCCGGGCCGGGTGCGACCTCAACACCCCGGAAGGCTATCGGGTGGCATCCGAAGCAATCCGGCTCCTCGACGGCCCTCCCGATCTTATCGTGGTGGATACCCTCCACCGATTCCTCCGCGGCGATGAGAACAGCGCCCAGGACGCCAAGACCATGCTCGATGCCTGCGCCGCCCTCATGAGTGAGTTCGGATGCAGCGTGCTTCTGGTTCACCATACCGGCGTGTCCGAGGAGAGCCAGCACCGGGCCAGGGGATCAAGCGCATGGAAAGGCGCCCTCGAAATCGAGATTTCCATTGTCCCAGCCAAGGATGGAAACCCTCTCGAAATCCACCAGCGCAAGGCCAAGGACAGCGAACAGGCCGATCCAGTCTATGCCGAGCTTGAACAGGTCCAGATATTCGGATGGCTGGATGAAGACGGCGATCCCGTTACCAGCGCCGTGGTGAAGATCGTTGACGCCCCCATCAAGGCCGACAAACGGGACAGCCCCATCCAACGCCATATGAAGACATTTGACGCAGCGTGGTTCGCGTCCGGCTGCGATGAAATGCACGACGAGAATGGAGAACTTCGCCCATTCATCACCAAGGCAGCCCTCAAAAGGAAGCTCAAAGAGGACAACCCGGACAAGTCAGACCGGACGATTTCCAATTACATTGACGCAACCTACCAGGACAAATTGATAGGTGCGCTTCAACTCGGAGGAATTATCAAAGTGTCCGGTGCTGGGTGGGTTGTGATGGATGATGTTCTTGCTTCGTCCATGCTTATGAGAAAGAAAAACCCGTGAAACACTTTCCCCCTTTTCCCCCCTTTTCCCCCTCAGGGGGGTTTAGGGGGATTTTTGGGCAAAGGCGGTTTTAGGGGGGTTGACAAGCCCCTCCGAATTATGGTAAAGCAAGAAACGACTGCCTGGGCGGCATCCTTGCTTTACCTTATTAGGGGGGCCACCCCATAAAGCCAGCCGACTTTTTCCGAGGGAAAGATTTCATCCATGAAACAGGTCATGGATATTTTTTTACCCTTCATTTTTGGTATACGCGCACAAATAGGAGGGCCGATATGGCTATCAGATCGAAAAAATACACAGGCTCAATTCCTCGCGGCGAGAAGTGGGGTGCCGTCGATGACTTCATGATCGGCAAAAATGAATGGGAGGTTTTTATCGACACCTCCGCGACATCCATATGGGTGGATGTGAAGGTTGTTTGCATCGGGAGAGCCGCCAAGAAGGCAAACTACTGGTTCAAGTGGAACGGTGAACGAATGTCAGAATGCACCGATGCCAATGCCATGAGAGATTACCGGCCCGACCTATATGCCAGGGTCATGGCCGTCTTGAACGAAAGGCATGGCGGCCTCCGTGAGAGCGCGAAGATAATCACGCCACTCACTGAAAAAGGATATAAGGCAATCGGTGAAATCTCCGCACATGGCGTGATGTGGGACGTGTATCTGAAAGATGTTTCTGACGAATCAGGATGGAAAAATTACGCCATCGAGGCGAGAACCAAAATCATGAAGACGAATAAAATCTATATCGGCTGGAATGGCGAGAGGTTCGCCATAAACACTTCTCTTGCGACGTTGAAATCAATGCATGAACTACATGGAAAATTCATGGAGGGATTTATTGATTAATCCCATCGTGCATGGGAAAGGGTGGGGGTGACTCCCCACCCTAAATCCGCATCCAGTCATTCGGCGTCACCTCGCCGTTCGTCAGCTTGAAAATCTCGATCTGGTATTTGGCGGTCGGAACGCGGACACCACGCTCCCATCGGCTGACCGTCAGACCGATCACTCCAAGCCTCTCCGCGACATCAAGCTGACCCATCTTGTGCGACTTCCTCCAGGCAGACAGTTGCATCTCGCATCCTCCAGGGCTATAATCCTTGCTGGATCATAGCCGAAACGGATTAGGACCACCACCGTGGTGAAATATTCAGACGAGATCGCCGAGGAAATCTGCAATCGCATCGCAGACGGGGAAAGCCTGCGGGGTATCTGCAACGACCCACACATGCCTTCTCGGCCAACTGTCGCAAAGTGGATGGATGACAACCCGGACTTTTTTGCCAAGTGCGCACGCGCACGGGTTCTCCAAGCTGAAGCGGCGCATGACCAAATGATCCTTATCGAGGATGGTGCCATCGACGGGTCGATCCCGGCGGATGTCGCCCGCGTGGTGCTGTCGTCGAAGCAGTGGCGGGCGTCAAAGCTGAACCCAAAAAAATACGGCGACAAGATCACCCAGCAGCTCACCGGGCCGGAGGGCGGGGCTGTGACCTTCGTCCTCGGCGTTCCGCGCCTGCCTGACGACCCGGTCGATGAGTAGCAACGGGTATTTCCCGCACAAATACCAGATCGACATCCACACCCGCTTGCGGCGCTTCTCCGTGGCGGTCTGCCATCGGCGTTTCGGCAAGACCTACATGGCGATCAATACCCTGATCGCAGCCGCCTGCCTGACGCAGAAGCCCGACGCCCGGTTCGCCTACATCTGCCCATACCTGAAGCAGGCCAAAGGGGTGGCGTTCGACTACCTCAAGCGGTTCAGCCAGCCCATCCCCGGCAGCAAGGCGAACGAGAGCGACCTGTCAATCGAGTTTACAAACGGCGCTCGCATCAGACTATATGGCTCCCGCGACGGCCAGGACGAGGGCATGCGCGGGCTGTACTTCGATGGCGTGGTCCTCGACGAGATGGCCGACTTCGACCCCAACACATGGCCGTCGATCGGCACCCCCAAGGGCATGGACAGCTTCTATGAACTGTATACCAACGCCGCCCAGGGGTTCCCCCAGGCCGATGGCTCTCGCATAAAGCACAAGGACTGGACGGCGTTGATGTACCGGGCCGACGAAACCGGCCTGATCGACCCCGACGAGCTTGCTGCCAACCAAGCCATCCAGTCCGAGAGTCAGTTCGCCCGCGAGTGGCTCTGCGATTTCAGCGCGGCCACCGACAACACTTTGCTGTCAATCACCGACGCAACGGTGGCCGCTGGCCGCGTCTACAAGGCAGACATCCTAGATGGCGCCCCCCGCATCATGGGCGTCGATGTCGCCCGGTTCGGAGACGACCGATGCACCATCGTGCGCCGCCAGGGCCTCCAGGCTTATCCGCCCCAGGTCTGGGCCAAGCTGGACAACATGACTTTTGTCGGCCATGTCGCCCAGGCCGTCGCCGACTGGCATCCCGATGCCGTGTTCATCGATGTCGGCAACGGGACCGGCGTGATCGACCGGCTGCGGCAACTCGGCTTTGATGTCAATGAGGTTGCGTTCGGTGGCCGGGCCAACCGCCAGGGCCTCTATGTCAACCGGCGCACCGAGATGTGGGCCGAGATGGCAGAATGGGTCAAGTCAGGTGGGGCGATCCCCAACGACCCGGCGCTCAAGACGGACCTTTGCTCCCCGACATATTCGTTCGACGCCTCCAACAAGATGTCGCTGGAGAAAAAGGACGATATCAAAAAGCGCGGAGGCCGCTCGCCAGACATCGGCGATGCCCTGGCCCTGACCTTCGCCGCCCCCGTCGCGCCACGCCACGGCATCGTCTACGACCGCGCCTATGACACGGTGAAAACGGAATATGATCCTTTTTCATAAATGTTGTGGTATAGCTTCCTAGCTACCGCAACGGAGGTTGGGAATGGATCGCGACTATATTGGCCGTCAGGCATTCAATGCGATCTTCGGAGATCGCGTGGTTTCCAGCAGGACTCCTGATGTCCTCGTCCAGTTCCAGTACGGCATCAGCACCCGCGACTGCGTCACCACCCTGACCGGCGATGGCGCTGCATCTGCATCGGGGGCCGTCGCGACCATCTCAGCCGGCGGAACCAACACCGGCACCGCCACCGTCCGGTCAATCCATACCCTGCGATACCAGCCCGGATTCGACGGCTATGCCTTCTTCACCGCTGCCTTCAGCGCAGCGACGGCTGGCTCGTATCAGAAGATCGGGCTCTTCGACACCGACAACGGATTCTACATCGGCCAAGTCGATGGCGTGTTCGGATACGGCTTCCGCACTGGCGGCGTCGATACCTTCACCGCCGCCACCGGGATGAAATGGAACGAGTTCA